GATTATGTCATTGCTAGTGATACTGATTCTATCTACCTTAACCTTGGTCCTTTGGTGGAGGTCATATACAAAGGGAGAGAGAAAACTACTGAGGGCATTGTGTCGTTCCTTAATAAGATCTGTGAGGTGGAATTTGAAAAGTATATTGAAAGTTCTTATGAAACGTTGGCCAACTATGTAAATGCTTATGATCAAAAGATGTTCATGAAACGTGAGAACATCGCAGAACGTGGTATCTGGACAGCAAAGAAAAGATACATTCTCAATGTGTGGGATAGTGAAGGTGTAAGATATGAGGAACCTAAACTTAAGATGATGGGTATTGAGGCAGTGAAGTCATCGACACCTGCACCATGTAGAACCATGATTAAAGATGGTCTTAAGTTAATGATGAATGGAACCGAAGAAGATGTAATTAAATTTATTGATGATTGTCGTGCAAAGTTTAAAACTTTACCACCAGAAGATATCGCATTTCCAAGAACCGCATCTAATGTTCGTAAATATCAGGCATCATCTACAATTTATGCAAAAGGAACACCAATACATATAAGAGGGGCACTTCTTTTCAATCACTATGTGAAGAAAAAGAAATTAGATAATAAGTATTCTTTGATTAATAATGGTGAGAAATTAAAATTTATTTACTTGAAAAGACCAAATGTTATACAAGAGAACGTTATATCATTCATTCAAGACTTTCCAAGAGAACTTGGACTTGACAAATACATAGATTATGATCTACAATTTGAGAAGAGCTTCGTTGAACCACTTAAGGCAATTCTTGATGCGATTGGGTGGAACGTTGAAAAAACTGTAAACCTTGAATTATTTTTTACATAATGGATTTACCTATTGATGATAAAGATCTTGCAACTATAGTTGAGGCATTAAATCCTCATAGATCTAAGGTCTCATACTTAATTGAAGATAAAACTTTATATGAAAAATTGAGATTAGTGAAGGATGTCAGAGAAGCAAATCCTGATGGTCCTTACAAAAAAATACTTCGTGATACTTATGGAATGGTAATTTAATGGATTTTTTAAAAGAGATAGTAAAAGAGATTGGTGATGAATACACCCAGATTGCAGCAGACATAGATGAAACAGAAAGATTCATTGATACAGGAAGTTATATCTTCAATGCGCTTGTTAGTGGTTCCGTTTATGGTGGTGTTTCTACTAATAAGATCACTGCCATTGCTGGTGAGACTTCTACTGGAAAAACTTATTTTTCCCTTGCTATTGTCAAGAACTTTTTGGACACTAATCCTGATGGGTATTGCCTCTATTTTGATACTGAAGCAGCAATCACCAAGGGATTACTTGCATCTCGTGGAATTGATCAAACGAGACTTGTTGTTGTAAACGTTGTTACAATTGAAGAGTTTCGGAGTAAGGCACTTCGTGCAGTAGATATATACTTGAAGACAGAAGAAGAGAATCGCAAACCCTGCATGTTTGTATTAGATTCTTTAGGTATGCTTTCCACAGAGAAAGAAATTACTGATGCACTTAACGATAAACAAGTGAGAGACATGACCAAATCTCAACTTGTGAAAGGTGCATTTCGTATGCTCACCTTAAAACTTGGTCAAGCAAACATTCCACTTATAGTTACAAATCACACTTACGATGTCATCGGATCTTATATCCCAACTAAAGAAATGGGAGGCGGCAGTGGTCTCAAATATGCCGCGTCTACAATCATTTATCTCAGCAAGAAAAAGGAAAAGGATAAGACAGAGGTTGTTGGAAACATTATTAAAGCTAAGACGGCTAAAAGTAGACTCTCCAAAGAAAATCAACAAGTAGAAATAAGACTCTACTATGATGAGAGAGGACTTGACCGTTACTATGGTCTTCTTGAGTTAGGAGAACTTGGTGGTCTTTGGAAGAACACTGCTGGAAGATATGAGATGGATGGTAAAAAAATATATGCAAAAAATATATACGCAGAACCTGAAAAATATTTTACAGATGATATAATGAATAAACTAGACGAAATATCAAAGAAGACTTTTTCTTATGGAACGAATTGAATCAACAATTCTTAAAAATTTAATACACAATGAAGACTATGCTCGTAAAGTTATTCCGTTTATTCAACCCGATTACTTTGAAGATCGAAGTGAAAAAGTAATATTTGAGGAGGTAACTTCATTTATTGTTAAGTATGATTCTTCAATCTCAATTGAAGCACTAAATATTGAAGTTGATAATCGAACTGATTTAAATGATGATGAAGTAAAAAACATTCATGAGATAAATCAATCTCTTGTTAAATCTGTTGTTGATGATCAGTGGTTGATTGATACTACTGAAAAATGGTGTCGTGATCGTGCTATATACTTAGCACTCATGGAATCAATTCAGTTAGCAGATGGAAAAGATGACAAGAAAGGAAGGGATGCTATTCCTAGCATTTTGTCTGACGCTTTGGCTGTTTCTTTCGATAATAATATAGGACACGATTACTTACTAAACTACGAAGATAGGTATGATTTCTACCACAAGAAAGAAGAAAAAATTCCATTTGATTTGGAGTATTTTAACAAAATTACGAAAGGTGGTTTACCTAATAAGACTCTTAATATCGCACTTGCTGGTACGGGTGTCGGGAAGTCTTTATTCATGTGCCATTTTGCTAGCTCCGTGTTGCTCCAAGGGAGGAACGTACTCTACATTACAATGGAAATGGCAGAGGAAAAAATTGCTGAACGAATTGATGCAAACCTTTTAGATGTCTCAATACAGAATCTAACTGATTTACCAAAGACAATGTTTGAAAATAAAGTGACTGCTGTGTCAAAGAAAACACAAGGTCATTTGATTATTAAAGAATATCCAACTGCAGGTGCACACAGTGGACATTTTAAGACTTTATTAAATGAACTTTCGTTGAAAAAATCTTTTAGACCTGATATAATATTTGTAGATTATTTAAATATATGTGCATCGTCACGTTACAGAACTGGATCAAATGTCAATTCTTACTCATATATTAAAGCGATTGCAGAAGAACTCCGTGGTCTTGCAGTTGAGGCTAATGTACCTATCGTCTCCGCTACTCAGACGACTCGTTCTGGCTATGGTAGTAGTGATGTCGATCTTACTGACACAAGCGAGTCCTTTGGTTTACCTGCCACTGCTGATCTTATGTTTGCTCTTATTAGTACGGAGGAGCTTGAGGGGTTAAATCAGATAATGGTAAAACAACTTAAGAATCGATACAATGATCCTACTATCTTTAAGAGATTTGTTATTGGAATTGATCGTGCAAAGATGAGATTATATGACTGTGAGCAAAAGGCACAAGAAGATATTCTTGACAATGGAAAGGAAGAGGAGTATAATAAAGAGGATAAAGTTCCTAAAAAGACATTTGCTGAATTTAAATTTTGATAGTTCAAAGAGTTAAATGGTCAAGTGCCATTGTAATTCTTATCGCAATGGTTTTCCATGTGATGGGATGGACTCCTTGGAATAGTATTCTTCAGATGATAGGAGCTGCAGGTTGGGTTTATGTTGGGTTTAAAACTGGAGAACGTGCAATTATCTTAAATTTTCTTCCACAATTTTTCATCATAATACCTGGTCTCATCATTTTATATTTTATCAAATAACTTTATGTCTGGAGACTACAATACACATAATAACCAACAACCTCATATAAACTATGCAGGATCAAAAGTTGACTTGGATAAGTATGCTTTATTCGTGGATGGTGTCACA